AGACCGTTCATGATTGTAATAAATATTTTAAAGAAATTCTTTCTGTTCCTTCTAAATTTAACAGAGCAATTTTATTTGATAGTAGTTATTTTCATGGAGTTAAAAATTTTATTGATGAAGATATGAAGGAAGATAGACTGACTTTAATTGGATTCTTTTATGATTTAACTCATAATCGTTTAAAATACCCAATAACAGAATCTTCAAGAAAATATTAGTAAATATTGTAATATATACTAAAGACATATTTTATTGTAAAATAGGTTATGGCTTTAACAAAAATACCTTTTAGACCTGGATTTAATAAACAATTAACAGATACTCAGAATGAAAACAACTGGGTTGATGGAGATAATGTTCGTTTTAGGTACGGTCAACCTGAAAAAATTGGAGGATGGCAACAAATAACCTCTTCTTCTTTAATAGGTGTAACAAGAGCAAATCTTACTTGGTCTGATTTAGATGGTAGAAAATATGCTGCTCTTGGCACAAACCGATGTTTATATATTTATTATTCTGGAGTTTTTTATGACATAACTCCAATTGATCCAGATCGTCAACAAACAGGAGCAGATATAACAACAACTAATGGATCTACAACTGTTACTATAACAACAACAGCAGCACATAATTTAGAAGTTGGAGACATAGTTACTTTTGAAAATGCAGGCTCTTTTACTGGAGGACAAACTGATTACACTGCGACTGATTTTGATGATGTATTGTATGAAGTTAAAACAATACCCACTACTCAAACTTTTACAATTCAAATGGCTTCAGCTGAAACTGGTACAGGAGCCACGAACGACGGAACATTAGATCCTTTACCTTATATTAACATAGGCCCTTTAGTTCAAACTGGTGGTTATGGATGGGGAACTAGCACATGGGGTTTATCTACATGGGGAACAGCAAGAACGACTACAAACTCTACGATCAATCCTGGGATATGGTCATTAGACAACTATGGTCAAATATTAATTGCAACTGTGCATAACGGAAGATCTTTTGAATGGAGTCCAATTGCTTTGTCTGGAGCAGCTTTATCAACACGAGCAACTAGTATTCCAAATAATCCTACAAAAAGTGTAATGACAATTGTTTCTGACAGAGATAGGCACTTATTCCATCTTGGAACTGAAACAACAATAGGTTCTTCTACAACACAGGATAAAATGTTTATTCGATTTTCAGATCAAGAAAATAGAAATGTGTATCAACCCACTTCTGTAAATACCGCAGGAACTTTTCAATTAGACTCTGGATCTGAAATACGAAGCGCGGTTCAAGGTAAAGACTATACTTTTGTTGGAACAGACACTTCAGCATATGTTCTTCAATATGTTGGTCCACCTTTTACATTTTCTATTAGACAAGTAGGGTCTAACTGTGGAGTTATAGGTCAAAATTCAATGGTGTTTGTGGACAATACAGTTTATTGGATGTCAGATGAAGGAGGGTTTTTTGTTTACGACGGCTCAGTAAAACGTATGACATGCCCAGTAGAAGATTTTGTTTTTAAAACAACAGGAACTAATCCTGGAGTTAATTACAGTTCAGGACAACAAGTTTATGCATCGCATAATAGTTTGTTTAATGAAATAGTGTGGTTTTATCCTGATGCTTCCAGTAATTTTGTTAATAGAATAGTTAGTTATAACTATCTAGAAGGAACTTGGGTCACAGGAACTTTAGCAAGAACTTCTTATTCAGATCAAGGTGTGTTTGACAAACCTTATGCTACTAAATTTACAGAAAATAGTATCCCTAGTTTTCCTACAGTAAATGGAATTAGCGCTTCTCAAGGTAAATCTACTTATTACGAACATGAAACTGGAGTTAATGAAGTAGATGCAAACGGAAATAAAACAGCAATACCAGCGTTTATCGAATCTGGAGATTTTGATTTAGACGCTAATGGTGAGGGGGAATTTTTTATAAAAATAAGAAGGTTTGTTCCAGACTTTAAAGTATTACAAGGTAATGCTAAAGTAACAATGCAATTAAGAGATTATCCTTCTGATACACAATCAAGTTCACCGTTAGGGCCATTTACAATAACAAGTTCTACTCAAAAAGTAGATACTAGAGCTAGAGCAAGACTAGCTGCTTTAAAAATAGAAAATGATTCAACAGATGAAAACTGGAGATTAGGTTTATTTAGATTTGACTTTCAACCCGATGGTAGAAGATAATGGCTAAAGTTACAGTACAAATACCAGAAGCAAAAGAACAGTATGATGCTAATAATCAAAGACAATTAACAGCGTCTTTAGAAACATTAAAGAACCAATTAAACTTTGCTTTTCAAGAAGAGCTAAAACAAGAAGTAGAAAGATTTACTTGGTTTAATACAAGGTATGGTTGCTAATGTCTCAAGGATGTAACAATGTAAATGTCGAACCAACAGTAATTGGTGGTGGAGATGGCTCTACCGCTTATGATGCATTCGGACGTTTAAGAGTATCTAATCCACTTACTATATTTGATTCTACCAATATCATGTCAAAGAATAATCTCTTTGATGAATCTACTGTAGGAGCTAGTTCAACTGTTACTTATTCAACTGATAAATCCACTGTAAATTTGAATGTAGACACACCATCTAGTTCTTATGTAATTAGACAATCCAAAAGAGTAATGTCTTATCAACCAGGTAAGTCATTATTAAATCTTAATACTTTTGTAATGGATTCAGCTCAAACTAATTTAGCACAAAGAGTTGGTATGTTTGATAATGATAATGGTATTTATTTTGAAAAAACAGGATCAACATTAAACTGGGTTAGAAGAACTTCTACATCAGGATCTTCTGTTGATAACCCAGTTGCACAATCTTCTTGGAATGGAGATAAGTTAGATGGCACAGGTGCATCAGGTTATACATTAGATACTACAAAAGCCTGTATTATGTTTATGGATTTTGAATGGTTAGGTATGGGAAGTGTTAGATGTGGATTTGTAATTGATGGTAAATTTATTGTTGCACATACATTTTTAAATGCAAATAATTTAGATACAGTTTATATAAGAACTGCTAATTTACCGATAAGATATATGATTATAGCTTTAGATACTTTAGATAGCACAGCAACTCTACAACAAGTTTGTTCAACAACTATGATTGAAGGTGGTTATGCTCCAGCTGGTCTTCAACAAATGATTGGTACAGCTTCTTTAGCAGGTGTTAATTTAACTACAGCTGGAACTTTTTATAATTTAGCTACAATTAGTTTACAATCATCTAGACCCTATGCAGTTGTGGTATCTCAAGGTTTTGATGCATCTGCAGTATCTAACTCTGATTTTGAAGTACAACTAAGACTCAATGCAACACCCTCTACAGCATTTTCATATACAACTTATTCAGATAATGTTAAATATGATTTAACAGGCACAACTACAATTACTGGAGGAACTATTATTGGTAAAGCTTATCTTTCAGGTAAAGCATCAAATTCAATTCAATTTGGAGATGGATTTAATTTTGACTATCAATTAGGACAGACAATTAGCGGTACTTCTGATACATTAACACTGTGTGCTAAAGGTGCATCAAATGGTGATGATGTCGTTGGCAATTTAAAATGGGTTGATTTAACATAATGGCAAATATTTACAAAAACGCATTCTACGATCCTACAACTACAGCATCTACAACGCTGTATACGGCACCAGCTAATGCTAGGGGTATTATACAAAATATTCAAATAACCAATGAATCGGGGTCGAAGATCTGTAAAGCGTCGGTCACGGACGACTCTGCATCAACTACTTATCAAATAGCTTATGCAAATATTAGTGGGCCTACAATCTGTAATGTTGCAAAGGGGCCAATTATACTAGAAGAGAACGATTCTATTGCACTTGAAACATCGACCACGGACGCTATAACAGCAGTTATGTCTATATTAGAAATAAGTAGAGAAGACCAAAATGGCTAAACAAAAATTTACACACTATGTCCCTCGTCCAAAACCTAAGAAGCGTCCTGGGCGTCACAAGAAAACACTTAACAAAAATGAAAAAAGAGATTATAAGAAGTATAACAGACAAGGAAGAACATGACTAAAACAGTAATAATTGATGGTAAAGAAGTTCCAGTATTACCAGCTAAAGCGGAAGAAGAAATTCTTAACAAAAGAACTGGTATAAAGTATGCTAGTAAAGAAGAATTTGATGCTGATGTTGCAGATTCTAATACTGATACTACTGCCGAAGATTTACAGATTAA